TGAGCACGGCTCATGTGAAACGCCTGTTTGTCAGTTTCTAGGCTGACATTGGGTGGTTCAAACGAACTACAGGCGGTAAGACTTAGCAGGCTTAGCAATAAAATAGGTTTCATAAATATCCTTATGCCCCCGTGGGGGCGTTGGTTAACGGGCTGTAACTTTTAAAGTAATAACTGCGGTGGTTTTGGTGTGCTTCTCGATTAACTCGGCAGGAATATTCGCTTCTGCGTATACAGCCTTGTTATCTACGGTCTTGCGTTGGGATAAAGTTACGCAGGCTTTATAGAGGTTACCCTCAATGTGTCCTTCTTCCTGCTTGAGTTCGGTCTTGAGTGCTTCTGCTTGGGTTTCTAAGTCAGCAATCTGAGCCAAGAGCATACCGAGTTGGTCAACTTTGGTAATTTGTAGGTCTATTACTTGCATTTGAATCTCCTTATCTATCTCACTCAACATTGAGTAAGACAAGTATAAGTTAAGATTACTTAACAATGCAACAAATAAATAATAACCTTACAAAAAAGTGGGGTACTTGCTTTCGCTTTCCCCCGTTCCCGTGAAGGAACTCTGATTATAAGCCGTTTTTTATTTGGTAAACCCGTAACAAATGCTCAAAGCATTCCCAGCCCTTTTGAAGCCGATCCTGCTCAATTTCAATGAGTTTGACCTGATTGGTCGTACCGTTGACAAAGACAATAGCGCACCTAGCCGTTGGAACTCCTAGACCTTCACGATAGGCGGCTAACTGCATCTCATGCTCAAAATACACATCCACCTTATCTAAGTCGGTATCCTTGGTCTTAAAATCGACTATAAAGCCCGCCCTAGCCATTAGATCGCATTTACCACCATACCCTAGCGGATGGGCAAAAGACTTCTCTGAGAGCCATAGCTGGCTTCCAAAGGCATTCTCTAGTGTTTCTATAATGGTATTAATGTACGGGGGTTTTTCAGGCATATAGACACCCTCAAACCAAGTTTGGATGATGGCGTGGATTGCAGTACCTCGCTCTGCAGCTTCCCTGCCCGTAGCCTTGGAATCCTGCATTACCCTAGCTAACCAGTCTGATTCGGGTTCGTCAGGCAGTCTAGGCAAAGTCAATGCGGCTAAGAGGACTTGTTGCTGTTTCCATGTATCAAGCCCTGCTTTCGATAGCATTCCGTTAATTGTTGTAACACTTGGCAAAAGTCCGAGTTTCCGTGCGTCACGGAGCGTTGTTGCTCGTTCCCCAGTTTTGCCGATAGTTGTGTAGGCAGGACTACCATCTTTCTTGTACCAATGACCTGATTCACTTAGCTTCTCCTTAATTAACATTTTCTTCCTTAAAAGGGAATATCGGATAAATCATCATCTTGAATCTTGGGAGCATTCTTTTCACGCTCTTGTTGACCCCGCCATTCGCTACTCTCCGCTATCTTTTCTTTGTAGTACTTAGGTAGCGCATCGTATTCTTCCTGTTTAAAATTTTGTATCCAAAAGATTTTTGTAGGGTTAATGCCTTCAGGCTGGGCGTTACGCAAGGCAGACGGTACAGGGCTAATTCCTGAGATATTGGCGTACTTACCATCCTCTGAGTGCGTGATATTAACCATGCAAAACTTACCCAGTAAGCCTTTGAGGTCAAAGTTCTTACGATCTTCTGCGGTCATCTTTTTATTTGACCACGCCTCTAAATCTTGGCGTAACCGTGCCTGATCCCCAAGGCTGACTGTATACCGCTTAGATACGATTAGTGGCTTACCATCGTCTGTTTTTAATGGTAGACCTGCATCATCATCCCCGTGCAGTTCCCAAGTCAAAACGACCTTGTGCATGATCTTGGTTTCCCCAGCCCACTCTGTAGCTTGGTGGCCTAAGTCGATTACGGAATAAAGCCGAGCCATATGCAAGCCAGCAGGGGCAATTCTAAAATCTTTTTGAGTATCAGAAATAATCATATTGTTCTCCCGTATGGGTTTAAATCGTTAAATACACCCTGTAAAAAATTACGCTGACGATTTACTGGCGCAAAGCCACAGCCATAGCGCAGTAGGTCAATTTGTTCTTTAGATAAGTCTGCGCCACCTTCTAGCACAGTAAAGATGCGTTCAAGTTCACCTTGAAGCTGTAGTAAATCATTGGTTTGCGATTCTATTTCACTCATTTGAGTTCTCCTATTAACACAGCATATGCTGTACCACCATATTAACTTAACTTAACAAACAATGCAAGAAATATGTTAAGATACCTTATGCCATTAAATTCAATCGCCATCATCAAACTTTTAGGTGGGCCAACCAAGGTCGCTAAGTTGCTAAATATCAGCGTTCCTGCCGTTTCTATGTGGCAAAACGGGGATATACCCTACGATAAGCTGGTGATCCTAGCCGCTACCTTAGAGCAACAGAGCCACGGGTTAATTACCCGAAAGACCCTATTTCCTGAAACTTATAAATTAATTTGGCCTGAGTTAGATTGATGTATACTTGTTTCGTCAGGCGTGGAAACTTGGCGAAATATAAGGCTCTATTCACATGGGCTGGAATGACACAATTTATGTTGTATTTTGTCAATCCTTCCACGCCCCAGCCCAGTTGAATAGAGCTTTTTTCATTTGTGCTGGCGAAACGAACGGGTTACCGAGTGTCGCAAAATGCCAGCGAAATAGGCTAGATGGGGTAGAGGCCAGTTGGAGAATGAACTGGAGCGAGGGTCGACACCTGCGATACCCCCAAGTAATCGGTTCTAGCCGACTTGGACAGCCTTGCAACGGCATACATCACTAGAATAAAACCCACAACGGTGGTTGGTCGTTCTATGGAGAAATGATGCTAAAAAAACAAGCTGGCAAATGGGTTTGGGTTGATGAACCACCACCGCCCGAAATACTAAAAGCGGTAAACGACCACCTAGCCTTTCTACAAGCAAGACCCGTAGAAATGACTGAGGTGTTTGGACTTGCCTACAATACAGGCGGTTTAGCAGAATATTGGGAAAAAACAACACTAAGGGTATATCCCTAGTAAATAGTGCTTGCAATAGTTAAGATAACTTAACATATAATCATTACATGATCGAAACCATAATGACCGTGTTTGCAATAGCGACATTTATCATCTTTTCAGCAGTAATGATAATTGCCGCATTTCTTTATTACTGGATGGATAAATGACCTTTCTTGTTGCTAACATACCCCCCGTTAAGTGCTTTGTTCGTAAAGAGTTTCTCTACAACCAAGAGAATGGTCATGGAGAACTAGAACCCTGTGTGTGGATGACAGCCAAGGCCATTAAGGGTCAAGCATTCCGTATCGAGTCTATGTTGACTGAGTATGGTGCGCTTTATGACAAACTACCAATCCATGCTTATGTGTGGAAGCCCGTAGAAGCTCCGCTACCCCTTGACCATTTACAGATATGGGATTGCCTGTCTTACGATATGGCGGTGATTGAGAAGTCTAATTTACGGGGGCTAAAGGTCAAGTTCTTTGGTAAAGACAAACAATTTCACTTTGGTAACTATCTTTTTACGATTGACTTTGCCAGCCCTGAAGCTAACCGCTTAGACACTAGTTTTAGTGAGGGGGTCGAGGAGCATAAGTCCTATAACTTTATACGCCTAGATAACGGGCAGTTTGCTTGCCAGCCTAATAACCGTTGCCTTTGGTACGATGTATCGCTTGTGCCTGCTGTATTAAAGACCCCTGACTTTAAGATACCAACCGAGGTCTACAGCGTTGAGAACCACGCTAAGTGGAGTGCTAAAGACGAATGGTTTTATAACTTTGAGGAGATTAAAACATGACCACTTTTACGACTGAAGATAGAGAGAACTCATCGCCCCCACATATTGTGAATAGCGGTGCTAGTGTTAAAACCTTAGCAGATTTCATAGAACAGGAGAGCCGAGAAGAAATGTTACGCAATCAACTACACTTGCTACAAGATAGGATTAAAGAACTAGAGATGGAAACCTTTAAACTACGTAAGCAGATGGAACAATTACTGTCGGAGAAATAGTGAAAAGACAAACACTAAGTCTAGAGCAACTTGTATATTTGGAAGAGCGAAAAACCGCTCGTTACATGGGGGTAACGCTTAAACAATACAGGGAAGAACGAGATCTACTAACTGAGATAATGGGATTGACGGAAAAGAAACGTGGGATATACCATCAAAAACAAGAACGAAGAAAGCATAGAGTAAATGGCAGGCAATAAAAAATCTTCTGAACGGGATATGACTCAGCAAGAGATTGCTGATGCTTTAGGAACAACTAGGGCTCGTGTTTCGCAAATAGAAGAACGAGCAATGCGTAAAGTAAAAAAGATAATTAAGGAAAAAAACTTTAAAAGCTATGACTTTTTTGATGACAAAGACGACGATGGTCGTTGCTAACTAAGGAAAACACATGGAACCAATAGATGTAAAACCAATTGAAGCACCTAAAGAACAACGTAAGTTAATGATTGCCACCCCTATGTACGGGGGTATGTGCACGGGTCACTTCTTAGTAGGGGTCCTAACAGCCATTAACGCACTTCAACGTATTAGTGTGCCAACTTACTTTACTCAGATTGGCAACGAGAGTCTTATTACTCGTGGTCGCAACGAACTTGTGCGTATCTTTTTAAGTAAGCCTGAACTCACGCATCTGATGTTTATTGATGCGGACATTCACTTTGAAGGACAAGATTTAGTAACCTTAATAAACGCAGACAAGGATATAGCCTGCGGTATCTACCCTAAGAAAGAAGTCGACTGGGCTAAGGTTGAACAAGCTGCCAAGGAAGGCAAGACAGGACTACAAGACTATGCAGGTGCCTTTGTCCTTAATTTTGCTGCAGAGCAAGGTGAAGTTATTGAAACCGACGAGACTGGCATGGTAGAGGTCAGACACGGGGGCACAGGGTTCATGATGATTAAACGGGGGGTATTTGAGAAGTTAGCACCCCATGTCCCTGAATATCGCACCTCAACCCAAAAAGTAAACGGAGAGTACGTCAAGCCTTTAACTAGTGAGTTCTTTGGTTTGAGCATTGACGATAGCGGGTGCATGCTATCTGAGGACTATCACTTCTGTGAACTATGGCGTAAGCACGGGGGTAAGGTACACGCCAATCCGTTTATTAAGCTACAGCAC